GGATACCTTAGAAGATACAACTATGGGCGACACTGCTCGCACATACAAATCATCTTTGACAACATTCACTGGATCAGTTGATGTTTTCTGGGATGAAACTGATACAAATGGCCAAGGCGCTTTGACTATCGGCGCTTCTGTTACGCTTAATGTCTACCCTGAAGGCGATGCTTCTGGCGATACATATTACAGCGGTGCAGCCATCGTTACCGGCGTTACACGTTCATCATCATTTGATGGCCTTGTGGAAGCGTCAATAACTGTGCAAGGTAGCGGGGCATTAACAGCTACAACGGTGTAACATATGTCATTAGGAAAACGCATTGCTGCAAAGCGCGCAGAGGAAGAGCGAGGCTTTTTAGATGTGGAGGAGTGGGGCGAGGGGGATCAACCTCAGCGCCTTTACTTCACAACAGTATCAGCGCGGGATATGGAGCAGATCCAGAGAAGGCACAAAGACTTCATCAATAACCCAACGATGTCTGCTATGATAGATTTGATTATTCGCAAATGTGAAGACGATGCTGGGGAAAAAGTGCTTACTATTGAAGACAAGCCCGCTCTAATGGGTGAGCCATTAAACCTAATAGCTAAGGTTTTTGGTGCTGTTCTTGAAAGTGTGACGATAGAGGAACATGAAAAAAACTAAGAGGCGATCCGTTCAGATATAATCTGATTGCATTGGCTGAACTGCTTGGCAAAACTATCTGCGAAATAGAGCAAATTAGTCTTTCAGAATATAACGAATGGATCGCTTTCTTTAGGATTAAAGCGGAGCAAAAGGACGATGGCGGTACAAAAACTAACCTTTGAGATGAACGCCGTTGGCAACGCTGTGCCAGAGATGAAAAAGGTGCAAGCGCAACTAGGCTCGCTTGACCAGACTATGACTCGCACAACCAGCCGCATGGCTAATCAAAATAGAGTTATGAGGTCTACCACTGGCGGCATGAAGCGTATGACGCGGAATATGGGTAGTCTTGGTTTGCAAGTGCAAGATGTTGCCGTTCAAGCCAGCATGGGAACTGACGCGCTGCGCATTTTCTCTATGCAAGGCGGTCAAATACTTAGCATATTTGGGCCTTTAGGCATGATTGCGGGTGCCTTGACTGGCGTTGGTGCTGCGGTCTTGATGGCAAGTGGCGGGCTAGACAGGTTTCGTGGTGTTTTTTCCGATATAACGCCAGCACTTGATAACTTCACAAATACACTTGGCGTTTTATTAATGCAATTTCAGCCTTTAGTAAGCTTTGTTGGCGGTGTTCTTCGGGGTGCATTTAATATGCTTGGAGGCGTTATTGATTTTGTCTCTGACAATCTTGCCGCATTAACCACAGCGGCGGGAATATTCGTCGCAATACAATTAGGAAATATAGCACTTAAAGCGGCTAGAAGCTTCCTTAGCCTTGCCAAGGCTATATCTGCCACGCGGATTTTGATGACTGCACTGAATGCAGTTACTAGAAGAAATCCTATTATGCTAATAGCTATTGCGGCTGGAGTTGCAGCAGATCAACTTGGTTTAATTACTAAGGCGATGGATGAATTAAAGGAGAGATTTCCTGAGTTTTTTGAGGCTGTCACTGATGCTGGAAGTGCTACAGCTCAGCTTATCACAGATAGTTTTAATGCATTAAATGCCGCATTGAGAACGCCAGCCACGCTAGATATCGGCGGTAATGCTGAAGATGAACTATCCAAAATAACATCAGCAACGCAAAATGCCATGAGTGCATTAGATCAGATGAAATCAAGGTTAAAAAGTGTTACTGATAAGATAGAAAGCAGCATGGAAAGTGCTTTTATGTCTATTGTTGATGGCACAATGACTGCTAAAGATGCTTTCCGCGCTATGGCAAGTGATATTATAAAGGAACTTTACCGTATTTATGTGGTCAAGCAGATTACGGGATTTATTGCTGATGCTATTGGCCTCATGGGTGGGCCTAATCCGTTTGCGTTTAAGGCTATAGGTGGGCCTGTTCAATCAGGCAAGCCTTATGTTGTTGGTGAGCGTGGGCCAGAGATGTTTGTGCCATCACGCTCAGGTTCAATCGTGCCGAATAACAAGCTTGGCGGCGGTGGTGGCGTAGTTGTAAATCAAGTCATCAATGTTAGCACAGGCGTACAGCAAACTGTACGTGCTGAAATTAAGCAGCTAATGCCACAGATAGCAGACAGCGCTAAGGCTGCTGTAGTAGACGCTAAACGGCGTGGCGGCGATTATGGAAGGGCATTCGCGTAATGGCTATTAGTTATCCCTTGGCTCTGCCTACGCATACGGGCATAGCATCAATCGAATTGCGGGCGATCAACACGGTTGCTTACAGTCGCTCACCGTTTACGCTGAAGGGGCAAGCCCACGCTTACGCTGGCGAGGCATGGGAAGCTGACATCAGTTTGCCGCCAATGAAACGTGCAGACGCAGAGCAATGGATTGCCTTTCTGATGAGCCTACGCGGTCAGTTCGGTACATTCTTGCTAAATGACCCCTCGGCCACCTCAGTGCGCGGCACAGCGACCTCTGCGGCGATCACAGGATCAGTTGGTGATCGTAGTGTAGCTGTTACTATGGCAGGCACGCTAAAGGCTGGAGATTACTTTTCTTTAGGCACTGGCACAAGCACACGTTTGTATAAGGCGCTACAAGACCAAAGCGGCAGCGGAACGTTGGAAATATGGCCTGCACTGCGCGACGCAGCATCATCATCTACAGCAGATTTGACCAGTGCGTCAGGTATATTTAGACTAGCAAGCAATCAGCAAAGTTGGTCAGTCAATGAGGCCAGCATTTATGGCATAACTTTTGGGGCGTTTGAGGCAATATGAGAACAGTTCCGGCGGCACTACTTACAGCACTTGATGCAGACCAGATTGAGCCGTTCTATGCGGTTGATCTGGCGTTTGAGACAGCAAGCATTCGTCTCTGGACAGGTTACGGTGATAAAGCAATAGGCGGCAACACTTACACTGGCTCAGGCAGTTTGCTTACTATTGAGGGGCTAGAAGAAGCTTCTGATCTATCTGCGCGTGGCACTACGCTAACGCTGAGCGGCCTTAGTTCTACGATCTTGAATTACGCGCTGACGGAAGAATATCAGGGCCGCACAGTTACCATTCACTGGGGCATTGGCAGCAATACAGTTGAAGTATTCCGTGGTTACATGGATCAAATGACCATCCAAGACAGCGGCGAAACGTCAGCGATTAGTTTAACCGTAGAGAGCCGCCTGATTGTTTTGGAGCGCCCTAATGTGCGTCGATATACAGAAGAAAGTCAAAAGCAAGTGCGTAAGCGCAAGTGGTTGGACGATGGAAATTCTGGTGATCCAGCAGTTGATGATTACTTTAGTTGGGTTCAGCAGTTGCAAGACAAGCAGATTGTCTGGGGTAGGAATGAAGCCTGATTTTGGTGCGCTGAATGATTACATACGCAAGGTGCGTGATGTGCCGTTCCAGTGGCACACAAATGACTGCTTTATGTTTACCAATAACGCTTATAGGGCAATGTATGGCGAAGGTTGGGCTGATGATTGGGTCGGAAAGTACACAAAGAACGGCATGTACCTAAGGCGTGATGAATTGCGCAAGGCGTTTCAGGCTAATTCTCTTGATGAAGCAATAGACCGGAAAATGAAACGCATAGACCGCATCCCGCCAAAAGGCGCTTTGGTAACAACTGATCGGGCAAGACGGTGGATTATCGGTGATGCTCTAGGCATTGCTATCGGCACAAAGGCTATCTTTCTGGGTGAGAAAGGTGTAATTTCACAACAAATAGACTTCATCAAAAGCGCGTGGATTAAAGCATGAGCAAGTATAAGCTGGGCGATCTTACTGTCAAAAATTGGAATAGCTGGGATCGCGCCCCTCGCGCGTCAGTAATAGGAACTGCAATTCTTAATGCTGTCGGTGCTGGATCGCTTGTAGGAACGAGTATTTTTGGTATTAGTGTAGCCTCGGCAATTGGCTATGTTGCGATTTCGCTTGTTACCTCATGGGCATTGAAGGCACTAGCACCAAAAATTCCCTCTGCTCAACGCGGTTTACTATTCAACGCGCGTGAAGCTGCTGCGCCTCAAGAAATCGTATATGGTAAAATTCGCAAAGGTGGATACGTTACCTATGCTGAGGCTACGGGAACCCAGAACAATTACCTTCATCAATTTATCACGTTAGCTGGGCATGAAGTTAATTCGATCACCAAGATATATGTAAACGAAGAGGAAGTTTCGCTTCAAACTAGCAACGGCGGCTTTGTGACGGATGCACGTTGGGCAGATAGCGATAGCAATAGGAAGCTATATATTTACAAGTTTACAGGTTCCGATACTCAAAACGTGTCGCAATTTGTAAACAATATAACTGCGCTTAATGGCAACGGGCCAGATTGGACGGTCGATGGTGTTGCGCCAAGCGGATATTACTCTGACTTCAAGGGTGAAGGCATTGCTTGTCTTTATGTGCGTTTAGAGTATGACAAAAATGTATTTGCTGAAGGCATCCCACTGATTACGGCAGAAATCGAGGGCAAAAAGGTCTACGATCCGCGTGATTCGTCAACTACATACAGCGCGAATGCCGCGCTGTGTATTCGTGACTATCTCACTTCTACATATGGGCTAGACAATGATGGCGACACTGCTGATGCAGCAAGTGCATCGTTTGATGTTGCGGCTGATGTTTGTGATGAAGATGTAAACTTAGCGGCAACTGATGCTGGATCTTTTATTGTCGGCAAGGCTTACACAATTAAGACGGTTGGAACGACAGATTTCACCGCTATTGGCGCAAGCGGAAATACAGTAGGCGTTACGTTTACCGCAACTGGTGTGGGTAGCGGAAGTGGTACAGCGGTACGGGGCAGTTCATTAGCAGAAAATCGCTATGAAATGAATGGTGTCATAAGTCTTGATAGATCACCATCTGACATCTTAGGTGATATGATGACAGCTTGCGCTGGCACATTATTCTGGGGCGCTGGATTGTGGCACTTGAAGGTTGGCGATTATGTTTCGCCCGTCAAAACCTTTACACTTGATGACTTGCGTAGCGAAATTAATCTACAAACCAAGCCTTCACGCCGTGATAACTTCAACATCGTGCGAGGCACGTTCATCGACGCTGAAAATCGCTACATTCAGGCTGACTATCCACAAATACGGTCAGAAGCATTTATCAGCGACGATAGCGATGTAGAGAACGCACTAGATTTTACGCTGCCGCTTACTACGTCCTCAGCAATGGCGCAGCGACTTGCGAAGATGACGCTGTTCCGTGGCCGTGAGCAAATGACATTCACGGCTGACTTTGGATTAGAGGCGTTTGAGGTAGAATGCGGCGACATCATAGCATTGACGATTGATAGATATGGATGGTCATCAAAAGAGTTTGAGGTTGCAGGCTGGAAGTTTAAGAATGATGGCGATGCGGGCGATCTGCGTGTTTCTCTTACACTGCGTGAAACATCTGCGGCAGCGTTTAATTGGGCGGCAGAAGAATCTGAAATCACAAGCAATGACAGCACATTGCCTGATCCACGCGCTGGGCTGACTATATCTAACCTTGCAGTCAGCGCACAAAACACAAACATTGCAACTGATGGCACGTACACAGTCACAGCAAGTTTGTCTTGGGATGACGTAGATAGCGCATACCTTAATCATTACCTTGTTGGGTACAAAAACAACGCGACAGGTATTTTCGCTAAAACCACCACAGATGACAACACGTTTGAAACGGGGTTGCTTGTCGAGGGTGATAGCTACACATTTGTCGTAGCTGCGGTGACAGATGGCGGGTATGTGGGTGCGCAGCAAGCAGTTACGTTTACCGCTCAAGCTGACACAACTGCGCCCGCAGTTGCTACTAGCGTTAGCGGTTCTGGCGGGTATCGTTCTAACTTCATATCGTGGACAAACCCAACTGATGACGATCTGAAGGAAATTCAGGTTTACGCAAACACTAGCAATACGTCATCAGGCGCAACGCTAATTGGTACAATATCTGGTACAGAATTTGTGCATGGCGGTTTAGCGCAAAATACAACGCGGTATTATTTCCTGAAGTCAGTTGATTTTACTGGTAATGTCTCTGGGTTTTCTGCTGGCACTGGCGCTGTAACAACTGAAGCTGATCCGCAAAATGGTGCGACAGGTGATACTGGTGCTAGATATGTTACTGTCAGATATTACGCTGAAGCATCTTCAGCACCCAGCACCTCAGGATTGGCGAGCGGTGCTACTTATACTTGGTCATCTGGCACAGCTACAGCCACGGTTGGATCATGGACTACTAGCACCCCAACAGTAGATGCGGCGGGTTCTAATAATTATTATTATAGTGATGTTGTGTTTATAGATAGCACAGGTGAAGCTACATCAAACACAGGCTCAACCGCATCATCTCCTGTTCAACTATTTAATTTCAATGGTTTAGTTACCTTTACTAATACAAGTGGTACTACAACATTAAATGATGCCCTTATTGATAGCTCGACTGTCATTGATGGCGGCAATATTACGACAGGAACCATCAACGCAAATAGGATCAACATTGATAATGTCACACTTGATACTGATGGATCGGGCAATCTTATTATTGCATCAGGCGGCGTTGATACCTCTCAACTTGCTGCAAACTCTGTTACAAAAGCGGGCACAAGTGGGCAAAGCGCTTTTACCCTTGCTGGCGGCAGTACAAAGGATGTAACGGCATCAATCACAAATTGTGATAGCGGGTCTGAACTTATAATTCTATTTAATTGGACAGCGGCATCGACAACCGCAGGGGATACGGTAGACCTAAGTATTTTGCAAAATGGGAGTGTAGCATCGGGAGTAGGGTCTGTTGGCAACGCGCCCGTTCAAGACTTCTTTGGGTTGCCAAGTGCTTATATGATGCGGATTACTGCATCGTTGGGAACAAATACTGTAGGAGTTCGCATTACTGCTAACAGCGGCAATACATCTTCTGTCATAGGTATTGTTTATGGATTACTTGCGCTAGAGGTTAAAAAATGAGTGATTTTGATTGGGGTAAATTGCGCATTGATAGAAACACTAAGCTAAAAGCGTGTGATTGGACGCAAATGCCAGATGCGCCTTTAACTGATGAACAGAAGGCATCGTGGCGCACTTATCGCCAGCAATTGCGCAACCTTCCTGAAAACACATCTGACCCCGCAAACCCAGTTTGGCCAACGCGGCCTTGATGATTTACTATCAAAAGCCTTTGTGATAGATTGCAAGGGCATATGCTTTATAAACAATACGGAGTTCCGAAATGGCCACCTTTAACAAAGTGAACGATTTTGTGCTTAATGCGGTTCACAACATGGATCTTGCCAGCGATCAAGTTGTTGTTGCACTGTCAAACACAGCACCAACATCAGAAAGCCCAAACCCAGCCACAGATGGCAATGGTGTTTTGGCTAACGTGACACAGGTTTCTTATACAAACCTGTCTTCTCGCAGCGTAACAACATCATCGTCAACGCAAACCAGCGGAACATACAAGCTAGTTTTGGCTGACATTACGCTGACATCTTCTGGTGGTTCAACTGGGCCGTTTCGCTACGTTTACATCTACGATGACACAGTGACCTCGCCTGCTGATCCTTTGATCGGTTATTATGATTACGGTTCATCACTAACGCTTAACGATGGC